TTGATTCGCTGTGTCATTTTCAATTATTATAATTATGAGTTGACAATATTAAAAATTCGAGTTATAATAATCATATATTTGAACTGGGAGGAATTGCATATGGATACTGTAGGAGGTAGACTAAAGGCGCTTAGAGCAACGACAGGACTGTCACAACAGGCGCTTGCCGATATAGCAGGGACAAAGCAATCGACCATTAACAGGTACGAAAATGACGCCTCGGAGATGCCGTACCGCATACTGTTATGGTACGCGGACTACTTTGATGTATCTCTTGATTATATCTTCTGCCGGACGGATAAGCCGCAGGGCAAGCTGTATGAGTTCCGCCCGAGGATGTCAAAAGAAACCGAGCAAATGAAGGCATTCATCGAAATGTGCTTTGACCCGAAATCCCCGATGAATGAGAAGCTAAAGCAGACGCTTCTAAATATGCTTGCACAGGACGATGACATTAAATGAAAATCGTCATCTATGCCCGGTTTTCCTCTCACGCGCAAAACGAGCAATCGATTGAGGGACAACTCAAAATCTGCTATGAATATGCCGAGCGCAACGGCTATACTGTCATAGGCGAGTATATCGACCGCGCCATATCGGGCACCGCAGCCGATAACCGCCCAGAATTTCAGCGCATGATTGCTGATAGTGTCAAGCGCCAGTTTCAAGCGGTGCTTGTCTATCAGCTAGACCGTTTCGCCCGGAACCGTTACGACAGCGCGACATACAAGGCAAAGCTGAAAAAGAACGGCGTCAAGGTTCTATCGGCGCGTGAGAACATATCCGATGATGCCAGCGGCGTGTTGATGGAGGCTGTTCTCGAGGGAATGGCTGAATATTATAGCGTTGAATTGTCGCAAAAGATACGCCGGGGTATGGCAATCAATGCTGAAAAGTGTTTTGCGACAGGTGGAAATGTGGCCCTTGGCTACATGATTGACGAAAGCAAACGCTTTGTTATTAACGAAAAAGAAGCGCCTATCGTCAAGCGGATATTTGAAATGTACTTGGCGGGTTCAACGATGGCACAGATTATCCGATACCTCAATGAAAACCAAATCAAAACCAGTCGCGGCAACGCCTACAACAAAAACTCCCTGCACCGGATATTGACAAACAAGCGATACATCGGCGTTTACACCTACAAGGATACAGAAGCGCCGAATGGTATCCCGCGTATCATTGATGATACCACATTCGAGCAGGCACAGATTTTGATGTCTAAAAACAGAAAAGCCCCCGGGAGGGCTAAATCATTGGAAGAAAGCTATATCCTCACGACCAAGCTGTTTTGCGGTCTTTGTGAGGCCGCTATGGTTGGCGTGAGCGGTACGTCTCGCAACGGTTCACTTCATCAGTATTATCAATGTGTCACCAATCGCCGCCGCGGTGACTGTAAAAAGAAAAATGTGCAAAAGACATACATCGAAGATTTAGTTGTAAACAAGGTTAAGAACCTGCTGACCGATGTGAATATTAATAGAATCGCCGCAAAGCTGTCTGATTTATGCCAAAAAGAACGCAATACCGATACCATCAAGCGCATAAATAGGCAACTCAAGGAAAACGAAGCGACGACGAACAACCTCATAAAGGCCCTTGAAAGCGGGAAAGTTGTGGACGTTATCGCGGCGCAGATTGAGAAACGGCAAGCGGAGCGCGTTGACCTCGAAGCGCAGCTTGCGAAAGAAAAGATACTCCGCCCTGACCTTGCGTTTGAACAGGTGCGGTTTTTCTTTGAGAAGTTCCTACATGGCGATGTGAACGACTTGGCTTACCGCATGGCGCTTGTAGACACGTTTATCAGCAAGATTTATTTGTTTGACGATAAGCTTGTGATTATCTGTAACGCAGGGGAACACACTAAAATAGAATGTCCCATAGGCGAACTAAGCGGTTCGCCTATGGGAAAAATGGTCGAGGTGACAGGATTTGAACCTGCGGCTTCTACGTCCCGAACGTACAAACAAAAGATTATTTATCGGTATAACAAAAGGATATTTAACTACCTTTCACTTGAATGTTACTTGAATCGCCCTTTTCATTCTCTTGCGGCCCGTCCAAGTAGGTGTTAAGCTTGCTTATTTCCTTTGCCTTATGAAGTGCGTCAAGGTGGGTATAGATTTCAAGCGTAGTTTTTATATCGGCATGACCCATTTGATTCTTAGCGGTAAGTATGTCCACACCGGCAAAATAAAGCATCGTACAAAACGTATGTCGAAGCCAATGCGGGTTTATGTTTGGAATCACGAACGGAGCGCCAGCCGGGTCGAATTTGCTTGTAGGAACCTTTTCAAACGGGGAAAAATCCCCGTATCTTATATTTAAGTCTGAAAGATAGCTTTCCCACATACGCCGCCAGCTACTTTGTGTGTGCATCTTATTTTGAGTGCTTACACATACATAAATACTTTGACGCTTTTGCGCTTTTAGATAATTTACAAGCCGGTTGGGGATATTCACAGCGCGGATGCTGGAGGGAGTTTTAGCAAAATCCTTTAACACGGGCTTGCCGCGTACAATCTCCACGGCCTTATTAACCGTTATTGTTCCGGCGCTTAGGTTTATATCGTTCCATGTAAGGGTTATCAATTCCCCACGCCGCAAGCCAGAATACATCATAATCATAGCGGCAAGCTGGGCGCGATGCGGCGTATCTGTAATCCATTTTTGTTCTGCATCCGTAAGGGCGCGGGTTTTGGCGGGCGTATCTCTTGCCGGTATCTTTACTGAGCGGGCGGGGTTAAAATCCATTACCCGATTATCCACAGCTAGTTGAAATATCTGTAACGCCGTGCTTTTTAGGCCAGATAAGGTTTTCTTTACCATAGGTTTGCCGGTATTTGGATTGTTAATAGACAAGTCTATTAGAACGTCTTGCAGATTTGCGGGACGTATTTTTGTTATATCCATGCCGCCGAAAGCCGCCTTTAGGTGCTTTATATTAGCCTCATATACCACGGCGCGGACGGCGGAAATCTCAGATTTTTTAATCTTTATCCATCTATCGGCCCATTGTGAGAAAGTAACCAATTCCGGGGAAACGTCAATACCTTTTTTAAGCGCAAGTTTGACTTCATCCGCTTTATCGTTCGCCTCTTTTTGGGTACGGCCATAAACTACTTTACATATTCGTTTACCGCTTTTTTCATCACGGCCTAAGTATACTTGCTTTTGGAATAACCCATCATCACGCTTTGCATTATTTTTTTGCCGTGACATTGCATCACATCCCCCGCGCCTTCCGGCCAGCCGCCGGAGGGCTTTTTTATTTTGCCCGCTTGTATCAGATTAACCCGCGCCGGATTCTTTCGCAGATGATGCTTGTAATTCCCGTCTCTTTTCAGAAAGGAATTGCTGTTTTGCCATTTCCGCGAATTCCTCCGCCTCTTTCTCTAAATCTTCATCACCGGCTTTTAACACTTCCAGCTTTGACGGGGCGGCGGGCGGCGGGTTGTCCGCTGGCTTTTCATGGTTACGCGCAGGGGGAAGTACCTCCGAAAAAGCATCTTCTAAATCATTCTTCACATTCTCCAGCACCGCGCCCGTGCTTTTTCCTTTGCCGCGATACGTATTGTCAATATTATTAAAGGCCGTGCCAAGTGCAAGATGTACATCGTTTTCTAATACATAACGCGAAAACCGCTTGATGAAAGAGCCGAACCCGGCGCGGACTTCTGGCGGACTTTCTATATATGCCTTTAGAATAATTTCATCAAAGCTATCAAGCTTGTATTCGTCCACAACGGCGGCTATGACGGTATCGTCATTTTCATTGAACATTTCGCCGTTGCCGTTGCGAAGCCAATCTTCATTTACACCGAAGGTTTGAGAAATCAAAATAATCGTCCTATCGGTGACGGCGCGTTGACCTTTCTCAAGTTGGACTACCGTATTTTGTTTTAGACCAATTTTATTACCAAAATCAGTTTGCGTAAGGCTTAATGAATCGCGTACAGCCTTAATTTTTTCGTTAATTTCCAATATTTACACCACCTTTAAGGCTATTATAAATTAAAAATATCTCTTTGTCAACAAAATTTACAAAAAGCATTGACATTATAATCTCATTGAGATATAATAAAGTTGACAAAGAGATAAGTCACTAAAAAAACAGGGGGTACATGAAAATGACTAGAACAGCTAAAGAATATAGGCTACCGATATTAAACGATTACTACAGAGAAAGGCTTGACTTGCTAATAGCTGATGACGGAAGAACGGACTACTTTAGCGAAGCTCAACTTAGGCACTTTCGCCCCGCATTTAACAGACTTCGCAAAAATCCCATGTGGAAGAAGATAGCAGAACGCAATACACCGTGGCAGTTAAGGGAATTAGCCGAGCATATCACAAAAGGCGAAATCATAGCGAATGCCGATACCTTACTTTGGTACTTGCTAGACCGATATAGCGACCATATGCAAATAACCCTTACACAAGCCGCCGAAGATGAAGATTGTATTCGCTGGCACTTTGAAGAAATAGCTTGTATGCTTCGCGGACTGTCCACAAGATACCCGGACTTAATTAGCTTTTGGTATACAAACGGTCAAACGTGCCTTACATTTCAAGAAACTTACAAAAACCAGTAAATACCATGCCGAGCGGGGCGGCTAATCCCCGCGCTATACGAAAAAGGGGGTGCAGTAAATGAATAAACCACGCAGAAAGGCATTAGCTGAAATTCAAGATAAAATAGCTGGATTAAAGGATATTTTAGAAGAATTACAAAGCGAGGAAGAAGAATACAGGGATAATATGCCAGAAAATTTACAAGGTTCTGAGCGTTACGAAAAAGCAAGCGAAGCAGTGGACGCGCTAGAAGAAGCTGTAGAGCATTTGGAAAACGCCATTGAATACATAGAAGCCGCCGTAGAGTAATTATAACGCAGAGTGACCCGCCGATCGGCGGGGTAATGCGGCAAGGCATACGGTTACAAGCCCGATAGCCGCCAGAAAGGAGATAAAAATAATGGATAACAACGTAAGCAAAGCTGAGATTCGGGAAACCGCCGAGGCGTTAGGAATATTAAACCAATTCCCGCCAAACGAGCGCATAGCCATACAATACTATCTTAAAGGCAGATTAGACGCGATGGCGGGCAATATTGATATTCCTATGAACCGCGCGGCGGCCCAAGAACGGGCAAGCTAAAACCCCGCCCATAGCGGGCGGGGCCTTCCCGTCACTTATTTGCCGTACTTAATGTTTTATGTAAATCATCAAAAAGCTGGAATAACTCCTTTTCATAAATGATTTTTATATCCGCTCCACCTTCAATTAAAGTATTAACCTTCCTTTCTTTGCCGCTCAAACCATCATCGCCAATAAGTGTACTATCTTGCGTACCAACAATTAAAATGTTTGTTTTCTTTGTTACGTTCGCTTGCCCGATGCCGCCAGCGTTTACAATTTGCTGGATGATTTCGGCCCGCGATTGCGTAAAAGTGCCGGTAACAACAAAGTTTTTACCATAGAAAATATTGCTAGTATCTATGCTTTCGTTGCTAGAAACCACAGAATCATAATCTATTGAGGAATACAGCGAGTTACCGAGACTTCGCATTACTTTTAATTCGGAAAATTTCTTTTGTTCTATGGCGCGTATACGCAAAAAGCTATCTAAGGTTTTTTGCCGGGATGCCTCAACCGTAGCCAAGACCAATTTAGCACAAGTCAAAGCATCATCTAAGGCATTATGATGCGTACCGGCATCAATACCAAAGAATTCCGCCCGGCTGGATAATGATTTACCGATTTCGCCGCCACATTCTTTAGTAGATATAGGAATACTGCAAGAATACATAAATTCGGGCATCGGAATTTTATAGTATTCCAGACAGCAATAAAGCACGGACATATCAAACCGGGCATTATGCGCGAATACAAGCCGGTTTTCATCGAACACGTTTTTAATTCCCTGCCAGACTTCGGAGAATTTCGGAGAATCCTTTACATCGTCCGGCCTTATCCCGTGTACCTCTATATTTTTCTTATCGAAAACAAGGGTAGGCGGCTGGATTAGATAATACTTAGTATCCGTTATAGCATCATTCTCCATAAAAGCCATACCAAGCGCACACGCTGAGTTATTCGCGCTGGATGCAGTTTCAAAATCAATAGCAACGTAATTCATACAGACAACCCCCTTACTGTCGAACATAGGGAAATAATACCACAAAATACGCAAAAATGCAATAAAAGTAGGTGAAAGTATGGCAAGGCAAACGATTATTAAAAATTGGGACGAATTACCGCAATTCTTTGACATTGAAATGTTTATGCGTCTTATCGGCGCAACATCGCGGGAATATGTGCGCCAGAAATGCAAAAAAGGCGAATACCCGGCATTTAGAAACGGTAAAGAGTATCTTTTCGATAAAGACGATGTACGCGAATGGAAACGTCAAAACAGCATTATGAAACTGGATGCCGGAGCCGGTAACAATGGGGTGCAACCGTGAACCTTAAAACTAACCCGGTATCATTTAAGTATTATCGCACTTGTTCAAGGTGCTGGCGTGAATTTAATTCTTGCACGGTTCAAAAATGCCCGAAAACGGGCGGCGCGTATTGCTGTATGTATTGTTGCCGGAAATGCGAGCATAACGAGCGGGCGGGAACGGGCCAAACGTGCAAATTACTGATAGAGGAAAGGAGGGCAGCGCGTAATGCTTGAAATCACCAAGACGAACGGCGAAACCACAAGCATGGCTTTATGTGATGAATGCGGAAACGGGTATTCATGGAGCGTAAATATTAGCTTTTCAAAGATGGAATGGATTTTAAGGGAAAAGCACGGGTGGAAAACTGGGAAAAGGCACATTTGCGAAAAATGCGAGGCGGCGGCGCTGTTAAGGGCGGAAAAACTAACGCGAAAGGAAACGGAATAATGATTAAGTTTTTAATAGGCGGTTCGCCCTGTACGCATTGGAGCATAGCGCAAAGCAAGAATCGCGAAACCACGGCGGAGGGGATAGGCTGGGAACTGTTTAAAAATTACCTTATAGCAAAAGAAAAATTCCGCCCGGATTTCTTTCTTTACGAAAATAATAAATCCGCCGCGCAACCGATAAAAAACCAAATAGCCGCCGAACTGCAAACGCCACTACAATACATAAATTCCGCCCTTGTATCCGCTCAGAACCGCCAGCGCTTTTACGCTCATAATTTCGGGGATGTTCCGCCGCCGGTCGACCGGGGAATATTATTGCAGGATATTTTAGAATTCAATGCGATTGCGCACAAAGAAAAAGCGTATACTTTACGCGCGTCCGGGGGTAATAAGCAAGGGCAATATAATCTTATACGACACATAGAAACAGGCGGTCAGTTTGGATACATGGGTGTTGCCGAACCCGTGAACGCATACGCCAGGCGCATTGTAGGGCGCAAAATTAACGAACACGGGCGAAGGGATGATTATAACCCGAACTTGCAAACGCTCCAACGCTTTGAAATAAACCAGGACCCTAATAAAACAAACTGCCTTACAACCGTAGAAAAAGATAACATGATAGCGGCGCCAATAGAGGCGGTAGACTATAAGCCGCTTGATAACTGCAACGTGGTAAGCACGGAACAGGGTTTAAGATGCGTTTACAAAGAAACAGGGCTAAACGCACAAGGCTATCATGTTCAATTACCCGATACAAAAATGCGGGCGCTATTAGCTGGACAATGCAAGGAAAAAGTAATAGTGCCATACTTGCCGAATTCTAACGCGCAACCGATTTACAAGGTTAAGCACGGCTTAATAACCATCAAAGGTAAGCAATACCCCATAAAATTACCGGACGGCCTCTATATAATCCGAAATCTAACCGTTACAGAATGTTGCCGCCTTCAAACAATGCCGGATGATTATTGCCGCGCGGTATCTAAATCGCAAGCCTATAAAGGATTAGGAAATGGATGGACAGCAGAAGTAATAATTCACCTTTTATCATACGCGCTAAAAGGGATACCGAAAAATGAGCCTATAACGGTTTTGTCCATGTATGACGGTATCGGAACGGGGCGTTACTGCTTTGATAAGCTGGGTTACAAAAACATTATTTACCATGCCTATGAGATTGACAAATTCGCCATGCAAATATCGGAAAGCAATTACAGCAATATACAGCAATGCGGCGATGCCTTCCAAGTGCGCGCGGATGATTGGTTTTTATCATCGCCGGACAAACCAAAGCAAGCGCCGCCGATAATCCAAACGCCGCGCATTTACGAAAGAAACAACGACAATCAATTAGGTTGGGTAATATGAGATACTGCAATCTATGCGCCGCCGTTCTGACGTTGGAGCATTTCGGTAAAGCGGATTTAATCAGAATGGGAGGTTATGCGGATTTAGGAGAGTGCCAGCGATGCGGTAAGCGCCGCATGATTATTGATTATAAAATCATACCCCGGCCCACGCCGGAGGATTTAGCGGAAAAAGAATAGTAGCCACGCCCGCCAGCGTGACTACTATAAATAGGGTTTGTGCCGTTCACTAAGTACATACATTGTAGCACATTACGCGGCACAAGTCAACAAGGGAGTTGATTTTTTGCCGCTTTTTAAGCGAAAAACCTATTCCGGCGCGGTGCTGGAACAGGAAGTTTATATTATCGCGCCAAACACTAAAAAGCTAAAGCGGGCGGAGCCGAAACCGCCACCGAATATGACCTTGGAGGAACGCCAGCAGTATAACGATAAGCAAGCCTTGCGGCGCTTCATCCGCAATATCAATACCAATTTCGGCCCGTGGGCCTTTTACGTTACCTTAACCTTTATAGATGCCATGTTACCCGAAACATTCAAAGAGGCCCGCCAGATACTTAATAACTACATACGCCGCTTACAATACGCGGCCCCGGAGTTAATGGCCGTTGCCGTTATGGGCCGGGGAAGGAAAAGCGGGCGGATACACTTCCATTTAATCATAGCGGGCGCGGATGTCAAAACCATAACGGGCAAGTGGACGGGCGGCGGGGTTACACGGGTGGATCCTCTAAGGGCGCACAATATTTATAACGGCAAAGACCACGGCCCGGATTATACGGGGCTGGCTACATACCTTTTCAAACACTGGACACCGGAACAGGGAACCGGTAAACGCTGGAGGCAAACAAAGGGCCTCCAGCCGCCGGAAAAAAAGAAACCGCAAAGGATAAAGCGCCGGTATTCTGAGGCAAAGCCGCCAAAGGCCCCGAAAGGTTACTTCCTTGTGGAATCAAAGGGTACAAAGTACGGCTATCAGTATTTCAAATATGTGCGCCTACTGGAATAGAACGCCGCCGCCGGGCGGCATATAAGCCTTGTATCATAGGTGTGTTTTAGCACGAAAGCCCCATTTAAGCCGCTATTTTTGTATAATTATTCATTTATTCTTTTTTCTGTGAGCGCCTCCAAAGAGGGTTAGGGGGGTACGGGGGGGGAAGGGAGAAAGGGGCGCAAAACATCTCCCTTCCCCCCCGATAGAGAAAAGCAAAGCAAAAAAATAGAGAGGATGAACGCAGATGATTTTATTTCCAAAGCTGGGCGCGGTGTATTGGATTGTAACAGATTTTTGGGAACAGTTTTATTCCGTGCCGGTGACGCTGGAAGGCAAGACCGGGCCGGGCAGATTCACGGCGGATTTTAACGGGATGAAATATGATGTAACCCGCCGGGATTTGTTCAAAACACAAAAACACGCCCGCCGCCGATTGGAGGCGATGCGGGAATGAATAGGCCGGGGCCATTTACGCAGATTCGGACGGAAAGCGAAGAACAGCAAGCCCTATTTGAGTGGGCCGCATGGAACGCCAGCAAATACCCCGGCTTGAACCTCATGTTTCATATACCAAACGGCGGCGGACGCTCTAAAGCTGAGGCGGGCCGGTTCAAGGCTGAGGGGGTAAAATCCGGCATCCCTGATATATGCTTACCCGTAGCTCGTGGGCGTTGGCATGGGCTTTACATCGAAATGAAGCGGATAGGCGGCAAACTTACGGCGGAACAATGCACAATATTAGACCAGCTTAACCAGCAAGGCTATTTCGCGGTGGTGTGTTATGGCTTTGATATGGCGCGGGCCGCTATTGAAAAATATTACATAGAAGCCGTCCGGACGGATGCGTAATCTAAAAAAAGGATGTGATAACAATAAACACGGCGTTAAAATATCCGGGTTCAAAATGGAGTTATGCCGATTGGATAATACAGCACATACCGGAACATAAATTTTACCTTGAACCGTATTTTGGTAGTGGCGCGGTATTCTTTAGCAAAATGGCCGTAAACTATGAAACTATCAATGATATTGACGGGCAAGTAATTAACTTTTTCAAGGTGTGCCGGGACAGACCGGAAGAATTGGCGCGGCTTATTGAATTTACGCCATTCGCAAGGGGTGAATACATGGCGGTGCAAGAAAACCACGCGGGCGAAGAAATCCAGCTGGCCGACAATCCCGTAGAAAATGCCCGCCGCTTTGCGGTGCGCTGTTCGCAAGGCTTTGGCAGTAAATTGGCTGACCGTTGCGGGTGGAAGAATTCTAAACGCTCAACAGGCCCGATTAACACGCGGGTATGGGGAAAAATCCCCGAAACCATTATAAGCGTGGCGGAAAGGCTGAAAAATGCACAGATAGAAAATGCAGACGCGATAAAACTAATCCGGGATTATAACGCGCCGGATTGCCTTATTTATGCAGATCCGCCATATTTAGGAGAAGTGCGCAATAATAAGCGGATTTACAGAAATGAAATGATGGACGCGGAAACGCACAAAAGATTATTACAAGCGTTATTGGAACATCGGGGAATGGTTATATTAAGCGGTTATGATAACGATTTATACAATTCTATGCTTCAAGGATGGGATAAACGGCAAAAAGTTGGCCGGGCAAATTCCGCCGCGCTGAGGATAGAAACTATTTGGGCTAATTTCCAGCTGGGGTTAAATTGTCCGGGACTAGAACAAACAGAATTATAAAGGAGGTTTTCAGTAATGAATATTATCGGCATAAAAGCTCTAAATTCAATTGAAATCGAGGACTTTTCATATAGCGGCGGTGAATGTGATTATGTCCTCGCGGAGATTACCGCGAGAAATATTGAAATATTACTCGACGCGGGATTTACCACAAAAGAAATTGATGAGGCTATGGGTGATGATGTGGGATATATTCTTTGTGCAAATCGCACAACAAAACCAAAAAGGCAGCTAGGGTATCTAAAACAGCTTCGGTCACAAATTAAGGGGGTATAACGGTGGACAAATATTCATGGAGTTTTCAACGTGGCGAAGATATATACAGAGATAGCGCGGCCAGCATTGAAGATTGCATAAAGGATGCAGTAGACGCGCTGAAAGGTATGCCGATGGAAAAAGTAATATACATTGGCGAAAACATGCCGCATGTTCCCGTAATTGACGTTGACCTACTGATTGATGGCGTTATAGAAAACGCTTATGATGATTGCGGCGTAGTTTCGGAAGATTGGTTAAGTCATATCACGGCGGAACAAAGGGAAAGCCTACAAGCGAAGGTACAGGACGTTTTTGATAAATGGCTTATTGAAATAAACGAGCCGCCGACATTCTACAGCGTTATCGATGTACTACCCTTTAATCTACATACGAAACCAGCCTATTGCCGCCGCCCGCCCGCCGCGCCTCCTGCATCCGCGCCGCCGGTTACGCCTCTAGCCGCCGGGGGAAAACAAGTGCCGGAGCCGCCGCCCGCCGAGGAACCTGATTATAATTTACTTCCTTGTCCGTATTGTGGCGGTAAAGCAATGTACGCAGGAATAATAGCGTATGCCATGTTTCAAGGAAAAGAAGATAAAAGCCGCCCGACTTATGAAATTTGTTGTTCAATGTGTCCTGCTATGATGAGATATACAGATAAGCAGGAATTAGTAGCCGCATGGAACCGCCGCTACACTGACGGGAGGTAACACGATGGATAGTAATTACATAACGCCAAAAGAAGCCGCCGAAATCCTAAACACTGATTACCGCGCCGTGCTGGGCCTCCTGAGTTGCGGGGGGGGAGGTATGGGTAACGTGAAAGCTGTTAAAGAGCGCGGGCGCTGGCGGATAGATGCAATTTCCTTTGAGCGGTTCTACCGGGCAAACCATAGGAAGATAAAGAAAATCAGGAAAGAATATATTTCCCTCTATCGGCAGGGCCTAACCGTTAAGCGGCTGAAAGAGAAAACCCGTGAAGATTTTCTTACCCGTGGCATTATATACGGGGATATGGGCGGGTTTGCAGAATGGACGATATATAATTATATCATGGAACAAAGAAAGGGGGCGCGGGCTAGAAGATGAAAACTATCGGGATGCCGGACGATGTAGCGCGGGGGCTTTACCGAATATTGGGGATAGCGCTTGACAAATCACTAGATATGGATTATAATTTAGGCAATTTAAAATTACACAATGATTTGTGGGTAAGATGCGACATATGCGGGCAAAAGCATTTCCCCGTAGCGGGCAACACGATTATCAAAAACCTAACGCTAAAATGCCGCCGGTGCGGTAATCTCTTTCAAGTGAATATATGCGCCTGAGCCTTTGAGCCTGAGCCGATAACAGCAACGTCATGTTGCCGTTACCGGCTTTTTCTTTTGGGATGATTTATGAAAGCATGGGCGAAACAGTTTTATAACTCCAGAGCGTGGCGGGATTGCCGGGAAGGGTTTCTTTCATCAAAGCTATTTTTGTGTAATAGATGCCTGGAACCGGCCACAATAGCACACCATATCACGCATTTATCACCTGAAAATATAGGTAATCCGGCCATATCTCTATCATGGGATAACCTAGAGGCATTGTGCCAAGATTGCCACAACAAAGAGCATATAAAAAAGCCTATGGTAATGCGGTATAGATTTGATAGCGCGGGGAACATACTCCCCCCATAACCGGAGCGCGGCCCGGCCTTAAAACACCGAGTGTGCAGGTGAATTTTACCCCGCGCGTACGTATAGGGGGGTGGTATGGGGAAAGGGGGCGCGGCATATGCCGACAAGTAAGGATATGAGCAAAGAAGCCCGGATTAAGCGGGAATACAACAGATTACGCCTAACTTTACGCGACCTTGACAGCAATATGAAAAAAACCCTTGAAAGCCTTTTGCGGAACGCCGCGTTTATGGCCGTGACGCTGGAGGATTTGCAGGACGAAATAAACCGGGAAGGATGCACGGTAGAGTACGACAACGGCGGCGGGCAATCGGGAATTAAACAATCGGACGCGGTTAAAATCCATATTTCTATGACCAAAAACCATAACAATACCATGAGGATTATTAAAGACCTTACCCCGCCGGAGCGCAAGAAAAAAAGCGCCTTGCAGAATTTGAGGGGCGAATGACAACGCGGGAGCCTAATTACATTTATGAGTATTGCGCCGGGATTAAAAGCGGCGATATTATAGCGGGTAATTACATAAAGGCCATTTATGAAATTATCTGCAATGGTTTAAAGAGCGGCGAATATATCTTTAATCCGAAAAAGGCAAGCAAGGCCGTTAAATTCATTGAACTATTTTGCCACCACTCAGAGGGCCGGGACGATTTACTAAAGCTGGAATTATGGCAGAAGGCCGCTATATCCGCCATATTCGGTATCGTGGATGAAAATAATATTCGCGTTTGGCGCGAAGTGGTTATTATCGTGGGGCGAAAGAATGGCAAAAGCCTATTAGCATCCGCCATTATCGCATACATGGCATATATGGACGGTGAACCCGGCGCAAACATTTACTGCCTTGCCCCTAAGCTTGAACAGGCGAATATCGTTTACAATGCCTTTTTTCAGATGATACAAAAAGCTGATGAACTGGCAGACCTTTCAAAAAAGCGGCGTAGTGATATTTACATTTCCGAAAGCAACACCACCATAAAACCGCTTGCCTTCAATGCCAAAAAATCCGATGGCTTTAACCCTCACTTAGTAGTCAATGACGAGATAGCAAGCTGGCGGGGTGAAGGGGGCCTTAAACAATACGAGGTTATGAAATCGGCGCTAGGGGCGCGGCGGCAACCGCTCATATTATCAATCAGTACCGCCGGATATGAGAACGCCGGTATATACGATGAACTATACAAGCGGGCTACATCTTTCCTAAAAGGCAGTAGTAAAGAAAAGCGGCTTTTGCCACTTCTTTACATGATTGACGATATAGACAGATGGCGCGAAATTAAAGAATTACGCAAGGCTAACCCAAACATGGGGGTATCGGTAACAGAGCAGTTTTTCCGCGATGAAAGCGTTATAGCTGAGGGCAGTATAAGCAAAAAAAAGGAATTCCTAACAAAATACTGCAATGAAAAACAGACCTCTAGCGCGGCATGGATTGAGTGGCGCGACATAGAGAGGGCCGGAGTAGATGCCAGAATAGAGGATTTCGCCGATACTTACGCCGTGGGCGGGATTGACCTTTCACAAACGACAGATTTAACGGCGGCATCCGTTCTAATTGAGCGCGGCGGCGTGATTCACTCGTTTACACAATTCTTTATGCCAGCAAACCGGCTTGAAACAGCCGAGGCAATAGACGGTATGACCTATGATATTTTTGTCAAAATGGGCCTTCTTACGCTTTCCGGCGATAACCACGTTGATTACAAAGACGTTTACCAGTGGTTTGTAGATTTGCGGGAAAAATATTCTATTTATATCCTTAAAATCGGATATGACAGGTACAGCGCACAATATTTGATTGACGATTTGAACGAATACGGATTTCATACAGACGATGTACACCAAGGGGAAAACCTTTGTAGCGTCATAAGAGAATTTGAAGGCATCCTTAAAGACGGTAACTTTAAGATTGCAAGCAACGGCCTGTTAATGTCGCATTTTATGAACGTGGCCTTAAAGCACAACGCGGAAACAAGGAAATTCCGGCCCGTGAAGCTGGAACAGCGGGCAAGGATAGACGGTTTTGTATCAGTTATAGACGCTATGACGGTGCGGTCTAAATATTTCGCCGAGATAGGCGGACTGCTTAAAAATGAGGGGTGAGAACGTGGGCGTATTTGAAAAGATTTTCGGGAACAAACAACAAAACATACAATCCGATGGCTTTTTTAAGATGCTTAACGGGTATTCCCCCGTATTCTCAAACGCGCCCGAAAGCGTTTACGAAATGGCACTTATCCGCGCCGCTATCCATACCTTTGCCACCTTTGTAAGCAAGCTAAAACCGGAAATGGAAGGAACCGCGAAACGCCACCTTGAAAAGCCGCTTCAATACAAGCCTAACCCCTTTATGGATACATCGAAGTACCTTTACCGGCTTGCCACAATCCTAATGATTAACAATACCGCGTTTATCGTCCCGGTGGAAAACGATACCGGCGGCGTTATCGGATATTTTCCCATATTGCCACAAAACACTGAGGTTATAGACGTTCGCGGCAATCCTTACATGAAGTACCGTTTTGCGAACGGCCAAACCGCCGCTATTGAATTTGAGCGCGTGGGTATCCTTACAAAGTTTCAGTATTCAAGTGATTTATTCGGGGAGAACAACGCCGCGTTAAGGCCCACGATGCAGTTAATATCTACACATAATCAGGGCGTTATCAGCGCCATAAAAAACGGGGCGAACATTCGCTTTCTGGCAAGAATCGCTAACGACTTTATGCCGAAACAAATTGATGAACTGCGAAAAAACTTTTCAGAAACAAACCTTTCCAGCGAAAACCAAACCGGCCTTTTAATCTATGACAGCAAAATAAAGGATATACAGCCGGTGGACAGCAAGCCGATTACGATAAACGCGCCGCAAATGGCGCAAATAAATGAAAGCGTATTTAACTACTACCGCACAAACGCCAAAATGATACAAAATACCTACACTGAGGACGATTTCAACGCCTTTTACGAGGGAGAAATAGAACCTTTCGCCCTCCAGCTTTCCCTTGTGCATACGAATATGACCTTTACAGAACGGGAGCGGGCGCACGGTAACGCGATAACCTTCACGGCTAACCGGCTTCAATTCGCCAGCAACCGCACAAAGTTAAGTATATCTACTCAGCTTTTCGACCGGGGCCTACTGACCCGTAACAATGTAATGGATATTTGGAATATGCCACACGTTGAGGGTGGGGATACATATTATTTACGCAAAGAATACGGGGCCGTGGGCCTATCAGATGATGAAGGGGGCGCAAACGATGCCGATAGTAACGGGCCGGGAATACAGGGCGATGCCGCTATTGATGCCGATGGAGGCGGGGGCTAAACGCCTGAATAGTGACTTCTATGTGGAAGGTTACGCCACGACCTTTAATGACCCTTATTGCCTTTATGAGTATGACGGGAATAAATACTTTGAGGTAATCGACCGGGGGGCGCTGGAGGGCGCGGACGTTTCAGACGTTATCATGCAGTATAACCACAGCGGTAAAGTATTTGCCCGGCAGACTAACAACACGCTGGGGATACTGGAAAATGAAAAGGGCCTTTTTATCTTTGCGGATTTATCCAAAAGCAACGCCGCGCGGGATATGTACGATGAAATCAAAAGCGGCCTCATTACCCGTATGTCGTGGGCCTTTACGATTGCATCCGATAAATACGACCGCGACAGCAGAACCCGCACAATATTGAGGATTAAAAAAGTATATGACGTTTCGGCGGTTTCTTATCCGGCAAACCCCGAAACCGAAATAACCGCGCGTGACTACTTTAACGGATTGATTGAGGTAGAAAAGCAGGAGCGGCTTTTGCGCGGGCGCGACCTTGAACACCTAAAACTAAAAATTAAATTGGGGGTTATCTAAATGACTTTAGCGGAAATTATCGCAAGAATGACAAAGCCAGAAATTACCGCCCGGCTTGCCGAAATCAAAGGCCAACTTGAAAAGCGGGACGCGGCGGAACTTGACGCGGAGGCGCTGGCCGCGCTTAACGAGGAAAGCGACCTTCTTTTAGAGCGGCTGGGTCTGTTAGACCAACAGGAACAACGGGCCGCGAGGCTCCAGCGCATTAACGCCGGATTGGAGAGCGGCACAACGCTACATACCTTCCCCGCCGCAAACGCGCCGGAATCCGCCGCCAGCAGACAGGCGGCAGATGCAGACCCCGCCGCCGCGCCGGAATACCGTACCGCGTGGCTCAAATACATTCGCGGCGTGGAACTGACGGACGCGGAAAAGCGAGCCTTCTCCAATGTGCCGGGAGCCGGTGCTGAGGTTATCCCCACGCAAACGGCCAATGAGATTATAAGCCGGATTAAAACCATCGCGCCGATTTTGGGCGAAGTAACCCTTCTCCATGTGCGGGGAGCGGTTAAATTCGCCGTGGAAGGTGAACGGAGCCTTGCGGAAATCCACGCGGAAAACGCGAACATCACGTCCGCCGCCGCGCCTCTTACCACGGTTTCCCTGTCTGGCTTTGAAATCGTGAAGCTTGTACAGATTTCTGGCACGGTAATGAATATGTCTATCCCGGCTTTTGAACAGTGGATAGTAACAATGCTTTCGGAATCGCTGGCATGGAGCATTGAAAATCTGCTTATCAACGGCACGGGCGCAAACCAGCCGAAAGGCGTTGACAAGGCCAATACATGGGGCGTGAACAACAGCGTTACCGTAGGTGCGGCGGCAAGCCTCACGGCGGCAAACGTGCAGACCCTTATCGGCCTGTTAAATTCCGGTTACGACAGGAACGCCAAGTTTGCTATGAGCAAGCGTACACTGTTTACGGACTTTATGCCATTGCAGGATAATAGCAAAAACCATATCGTAACCGTGCAAAACAACAATTATTTTGTTTACGGCTACCCCGTCCTGCTTTCGGATTATGTGGCCGTGCATACCGCCTATTTAGGCGATATGAAAAAGATTGTTGCGAACTTGTCCGAAAGCGTTAATGTAAAAAGCGCCTATGACATTAACACGAACAGCTATAAATATAGCGGCGTAGCGCAATTCGACAGTACACCGGCAATCGGTGACGCTTTCGTGAAGCTTGCAAAGGGCGGCGCTTAGTTGTGCATAACGTACAATTAAACAGCTCGAATATTTAGCAACAACTAACAGTAAAGGGGTGGTTTCGGGTGCTGGAACGGGTAAAGCTGGCCTTGCGGCTTAAAACAAACGCTTTTGACGCTGAAATACAGGACATTATAGCGGCTGGCGTGGATGATTTAGGCATCGCTGGGGTGGATGCGCCGGGCGCTATTCCCGCGCCGGATTCGGAAACCTCGGCGAAACCGGCGGCGGATGCCCCGGACGCGGCCATAGCCGCGCAAGCGCCTGAAATCCGGCCCCTTATTATCCGGGCTTTAATCCTTTACGCGAAGGCGGAATTCGGCAATAACCCGGACGCTCAAAAATACCGCGATGCTTACATGGATTTAAAAACTTATTTAAGCATCGCCATGATGGGCGGTGAAGGCGTATAGACACCGAAATTATTCTTTATGACGAAACCGGCGGCGCGGCAGTTTTCGCCACTATGCAAAGCATTACCGGGAATGAGAGTGCCAACGCCAGAACCACCGGAATTAAGCCCGCTTGCGTCTTTGTTATGTGGGCTGAGGAATACGCCGGGCAAAGGGATGTAACGCACAACGGGCGCAAAATGACCGTGTACCGCACGTTTGAGAGGCCGGACGGGAAAATAGAACTTTACGCGGAAAAAAGGGCGGGTAAATTCAATGGCTGACAAAAAAGTAAATGCGGATAATTTCGTTGATACAATCCAGAAAGACCTTACAATATTTTCCGAAACAGTACAGGAAAATATCAAGAAAATTGTAGAAACGGTATCCAAAGAAGCCGCCGCCGAGTTAAGGGCCGACAGCCCGCGCCGTTCCGGGAAATATGCAAGGGGATGGACTGCCAAAATAGAAAGCACGAATTCGCGCGATAGAGTTGGAACTATTCACAACAGAAATATGTATTACCTTGCACATTTAATTGAGAATGGACACGCAAAGCGCGGCGGCGGGCGAACATCCCCACAAGCACATATAAAACAAGTGGAGCAAAGGGCTATAAAAAAGCTGGAGGATGGAATAGAGGAGGCGGCGGGCCGTGCGACTTGATACAATCCTTGATAGGCTGGACGCTTTCGGCCTTCCTTATGCCTTCCTTGAATTCAAGGACAGCGAACTAAACCCGGCCCCCGGCCCGCCATTTATTGTTTATCTCACGACCATAGCGCCACGCGGCCCAGATGAAGGACCGGCGCTGATAGAACAAGTGGACGTAGCCATAGAACTATACACGGATGAACCGGCCCCGGCGCTGGAAAATCGGCTTGAAGCTGAAATTCTGGAAGGGGTGGACTATCGAAGGTTTCAAGCTGTGATTGACAGTGAAAACATGGTTCAAACGGCATACGAATTCACAATTACACAGAAAAGGAGATTAACGCCATGAGCAGAAACAAAGATAGCATTACTTTGGGAAGTGGCCGTTTGTATACGATGGAATTCACCGGCGAAATGCCGCCTATTGAGGCCATACGGACGGATGCAAACCGTATAGGCTACATACAGGGCGGCGCGTCCATCGAATACGCGGCAGAATGGTACACGGCTAAGGATGATTTAGGATTCGCGCAAAAAACCATCCTTACCGATGAAACCGTTAAACTTAAAAGCGGCATCATGACCTTTAACGCCCACGCGCTCCAAAAGCTGGCATCTACCGCCCGGATTGAGGAAAAAGAGGGCATGAGGATTCTTAAAATCGGCGGCGTGGGTAATCAGGATGGTAAAAAATATGTCATTTTGTTTTATCACGAAGATAAGGACGAGGGCGATATCTGCGTCTTTATCGTGGGTAAAAATCAGGCCGGTTTTACCCTTGCCTTTGCAAAGGACAAAGAAACCGTTATTGATGCGGAATTCAGCGCCTTACCGATGGATGATGAAGGAACCCTTATTATCTACATCGAATATCCGCCCGCCGGGGCGGCTCCTAAATTCGCCCTTACCATTGAGGCCGGAACGGGCGGCAGTATTACCACGGGTGCGGGCGGACAGTATGTAGCGGGCGCGACTATCAGCATCGCCGCCGCCGCCGATGCTACATACACGTTTGACGGATGGGCCTCCAGTAACGGCGGAACCTTTGCGGACGATATCGCCATTACCACAACCTTTACCATGCCGGGGAATAATACGACAATTACCGCCAGCTTTACAAATTAGGCGGGCTGAGGGCGGCGGCTTACCCTCCAAGCCGCCGCCACTTCAATAAAAAAGGAGATAGGGAAAATGGGTAAAAGCGTAGAGTTTAATATTAACAAATTTGAACGGGCAATTTTTTCCTTCACCGGCAAGGATGAAAAGTTACTTCTTGTGAAGATGCCGGAAAAAAAGGTTTTTGACCGCATGAAGGATATGCAAGATTTGCCAGATAATACCGGCTATGACGAATTAAACGAAATCTTTGATAGCCTCTTGTCGGATATTCTTTCCAACAACAAGCAAGGGAAAGCAATAACGCCGGAATCCGTGCGCGATATGTACGATTTTGAGGAAAAAATGGAAATTTTCAATCGATATATGGACTTCGTAAAAGGGGCTACAAGTGACCCAAACTAATCATGCCTTATTATCCCGGAAAGGATGATAAGGCCGTTCCATATAATCTCAACACACGCGGCGAAAAGTTGATTATTGACTATACAGGGCTTTCCATTATTGAGATTTACGACCTTGACCTTGATATATACCTTTTTCTGATGCGGGAGGCGTACATATACAGCCTTTCCCAAAATGAGGAAGGGCGCAAGTATCTGGAGGATTGTTACAGGATACAGCAGACGAAACCAGACCGGGGAACATTGCGCGAAAAAATGACGAAAGGGGGTTAAGCTTATGGCCGTAGGAAAAAATATCAAGGGAATAACATTTGAAATAGGCGGTGACCCCTCCAATTTAGGCAAAGCGCTTGATGGGGTTACAAAGAATTTACAAAACACTCAAAAAGAATTAAAGGAAGTTGATAAACTACTAAAGCTTGACCCCAAAAACACGGAATTACTGGCCCAAAAGCAAAAATTACTTGCCGATGCGGTAAGCGAAACAAAAACAAAGCTAGATACCCTTAAAGAAGCGGAAAAACAGGTTCAGGAGCAAGTACAACGTGGAGAAGCATCCCAAAAGCAGTATGACGCGCTAAAGCGGGAAATTATAGCCACGGAAAAATCATTAGAAGAACTTGAAAAACAGGCTAAGGATAGCAATATAACATTAGAAAAAATTGCCGATGTAGCGGATAACATCGGTAAAAAATCTGAGGAATTAGGAAAAAAACTACTTCCAGTAACCGGCGCTATTGTAGGAGTAGGCGCGGCGGCGTTTGTCTCTTTCAATGAAGTAGATGAAGGATATGACACCATTATCACAAAAACCGGTGCAACCGGGGACGCGCTGGAGGACTTGCAATCCAGCATGGATAATGTTTTTACTGGGTTGCCGATAGATGCGGAAACCGCCGGTATAGCGATTGGAGAAGTTAATACCCGTTTCGGGGAAACCGGCGAAACTCTTGAAAATCTATCGAAGGATTTTATAAGATTCTCTGAAATCAACAGCGTAGACCTTAACAATTCCATCGGCGTAGTTGATAAAATGATGGAGCAATTCGGCGTTACTAGCGATAATACCGCCGGAGTGCTGGGCCTTCTTACATCAAAAGGGCAAGAAACAGGGGTTAGCCTTGATACCCTTATGACAACCGTGCAAAAAAATGGCGCTACCCTAAAGGATATGGGGTTAGGGCTTGAAGAAAGTATAGTATTACTGGCTGAAATGGAGAAGAACGGCGTAAACTCTGAAACCGCCATAGCGGGATTAAGAAAGGCCGTTATCAATTATACAAAAGATGGGAAAAGTGCGGAGGAAGGTTTGCGCCTCACCATCGACAGTATTAAAAACGCTAAGAACGAAACCGAAGCCCTCACGATTGCATCGGAGGTATTTGGAAGTAAAGGCGCGTCTGAAATGGCGCGGGCAATCAAAGAAGGGCGGCTTTCTATTGATGATTTAAGCGTTTCTTTGCAGGATTATGGAAACGTAGTAGAAGATACCTTTAACGCCACGCTTGACCCTCCAGACCAAGCGAAAATAGCCTTAAATAATTTGAAGCTGGCCGGGGCCGATTTAGCAAACACTATGTTTACCATGCTACAACCGGCTTTGGATTCGATTTCACAAAAGGCGCGGGAGTTTTCAGAATGGTTTCGCGGCTTGAACGACAGCCAAAAACAAACCATTGTGACAGTAGCGGGGCTTGTGGCCGCATTAGGCCCGGCGTTAATTATATTCGGGAAAATGTCGCAAGGTGTATCTTCCATAATCAAAGGGTATAAAGATTTTTCATCGGTTATTGGAGCGGTAAAAACCGCGCTTGCAGGACAAACCGCCGCAACTCTTGCGCACAACATAGCGCAAACCGCGCAAGCGGCTGTAACGAAAGTGGTATCTGTTGCGCAAGGTGCGCTTAACGCGGTTATGGCGTTAAATCCGATTGCGCTTATCGTTATTGCCGTAGCCGCGCTTGTGGCCGCATTTATATTACTGTACAACAAATGTGAGTGGTTCCGCGATGGAGTAAACGCGATTTGGGGAGCCATAAAAACGGCTTTTTTTACCGCTTTTGATGCAGTAAAGGTATTTTTCACGGAAACGATACCGGGCGCGTTTAAGGCTATTGTAGACTTCATAAGTAACAACTGGCAAGCCCTGTTATTATTACTCGTAAATCCGTTTGCTGGGGCGTTTAAGCTAATTTATGATAATTGCGAAGGTTTCCGTAATGCGGTAAATAACATTATACAAAATATCAAAGACTTTTTTCAAAGCTTATGGGATAAAATCGTTGAAATCTTTACCGGAGTGGGCCAGTGGTTTTTTGATAGATTCACTGAGGCGTACAACAACGTAACAAAGGCATTTCAAGCTATCGGCCAGTGGTTTGCGGCCAGATGGCAGGATATACAAAATGCCCTTTCTCAGGTTGCTAACTGGTTTAATACCACGTTCCAGAACGCCTACAACAACGTAACAAAGGCATTTCAAGCTATCGGCCAGTGGTTTGCGGCCAGATGGCAGGATATACAAAACGCGCTCTCCAGCGTGGCTACATGGTTTCAAACCATGTTCCAAAATGCCTATACCAACGTGCAACGGGCTTTTGAGGCTATCGGCCAGTGGTTCAAGGCGCGGTATGACGATATTACAAACGTCTTTAAGCCTATCTCGGATTTCTTCAAGGGCGTGTTTAATGATGCCGTAACCTTGATTAAGGATGTTTTCGGGCCTATTGTGGATTGGTTTTCCGGCATCGCAGACAAGATAAAGGGATTCTTCCGGGGGATTGCTGATGCCATTTTTGAGGCCGTGGACGATGCCAACGATGCCGCCAGTAGCGACGGAGGTTCACGCGGCAGGAGCGGCGGGGATTATGATTATTACGCTAAAGGCGGCATACTGGCTAACGGTATGGGTATAGTGGCTGAGGCCGGGCCGGAACTTATCGAAATGGTAAACGGTAGGGCAATTATTACGCCGTTGACCGATTCGGCCACAAATACGCCGGTAACGGAAGGCGCGGGCGGTTCCGGTATCCTATGGAATCAAAATAACCATTTCCACAGCCCGAAAGCCTTAACACCTTACGAAACGGCAAGGCTTAACCGCCAGCAATCACGGCGAACGGTATTAGCATTGAAGGGGGCTTAATATGTCACGGGTGATAACTTGTAGAAATGAAGATAATGTTCAAGGCGTTTTCAGCTATGATTTTGACCCGTTTTTTATTGAGTACATAGAGGGTATAACCAGCGTGTTTAATAACGTGGTAGTATCCGAAAACACCATGATAGACGGGGCCACATATCAAGGCAGTACAACGCGCCAGCGCTTTATCTCTATGGGCCTTCAATACCATGTACGCAACCGGCAGGAGGCACAGGAGCGGCGGGATTCCCTTTACCGCCTCTTTAAGCCGAAAGCTACCGGAACCTTTACCCATACTGAGGAAGGTGAAACCCGCTCCATTGATTACAAGGTTGAAAGCATCGACATACCCGAAAATAAAAAAATCCTGAAAACCGCCGCTATTGAATTGTCATGCCCTGACCCGTTTTTTAAGGCCATGTTTGACGTTAACGTAGATATGGCCCGGTGGGAGCCTCTTTTCGAGTTTGTCCACGAATTTACAGAGGATGGGGAGGAATTCGGAACCCGGATAGATGAAATCATTAAGGAAATACAAAACGATACCGCCGCCGCCAAAATAGGTATAACAATAGTATTTCAGGCCGTGGGCGCTGTAATGAATCCATCAATGTACCATGTAGAGAGCGGCGATTATATACAAGTTGGAACAACTAAAAACCCGTTTTATATGAACGTGGGCGATATTGTAACCATTACCACTATGACGAACAATAAAAACGTCACGTTCACACATGAGGGTGAAACCACGATAATAAACCAGTATCTTGACGAACAAAGCGAATTTATACAGCTTTCCTATGGTATGAACACGCTTAAATATGATGCTGATAGCGGGATAGATTACCTTAACGTAAAGGTATCTTACCGCCAGCTTTATCTAGGGGTGTAAGACATTATAGACAAACGATGGATCCAATCATTTAGATATTATGCACAAACGATAGATCTAATGCTTTAGGCATTATAACAAAAGGCGTGATTGATAATGGAAATAAGGGTTTATGATAGGACGCTTAACCTTTTAGGCGTGGTAGAAAACCATACCGCGCTTATTTGGACGCGCAAATATTACGAACCCGGAAATTTTGAACTACACGCGCCTATCACGCGGGATAATCTGACTTTATTACAACCGGGGAACATCATAACCCGCCGGGATAAATCGCTTAATCTGGCGGTGACTGAGGCCGGAATAATTGAAGGCGTGGAGAACGAGGACAGCGATATAAAAAATGAGGCAACGCGAACGGGCCGTTTTTTGTCCTCTTACTTTGACCGGCGGCTTATTACCAATACCGTTAATTTTAACGGCCTGTCAGAAAGAGCCATGCACCAGCTTGTAAACGGCGTGATACCTATACCGCTTTTGAAAATGGGCGGTATTCAGGGTTTCACGGAAACGGTAGAATTTCAAGTTACAATGCGGAATTTAGGCACATATTTAACGAAGCTATCACAGGCAAGCGGGCTAGGCTGGAGGTTACGGCCTGACTTCACGGAAAAGGCTATCTACTTTGAAGTTTACAAGGGCGTGGAGCGGACTATATCGCAAGGTATCAATTCCCGCGTTATATTCTCTGAGAGTTACGAAAACCTTAATAATGCTATTTATCGTTATAACGAACAGCTATATAAAACACAGGCCATAGTAGGCGGCGAGGGTGAAGGCCCGGCCCGCGTATATGTTACAGTGGGCGGCGGTGCTGGGCTTGACTTGCGGCAAATATTTGTTGACGCGCGGGATATTCAAAGCGAAGGGCTAACGGCGGCGGCATACCGCGCCGCCCTTGCACAACGGGGATATGAAAATCTTAACGAGTGCATCGCGGCGGAAAGTTTGGAATGTGAAACGCAGGCGGATGTAAATTTCAAGTATAAAACCCATTACGATTTAGGCGATATTGTAACCGCGCGTCAGGAGGCATGGGGAATTTTTATAAATCAGCGTATTACCGAAATCCAAGAGGTTTACCAATTCGGCGGAATGTTTGTAGCGCCAACACTGGGAAACCCTATGCCGGATAAAATAGATTGGAGTGATTAAGGATGCCCGCAAATAGTGAAGTGTTTTTTTACAATTCGCGTTATGGAGATAGGCGTTATGATGCCGACAGCATGACGGAATGGTTAAAACCGTTCTTTACTACCGGCGTATTTAGCGGCGGTTTGCAAGTGACCGCCAACGGGAACATGACCGTTACCATCCAGCCGGGCCATGTGAACATAGGTGGGAAGGTGCGGCCATTTAGAGAGCCGACAACGCTTGACCTTGAAGTAGCAAGCGGGACGCTTAACCGCTATTCAAGCGTATTTGTCCGCCGGGATGATGTGGCCCGCGATATTTACCTTATCGTCAAAACCGGGGGCCTTGCGGCGGTTCCGATACCGCCGGGAGTGGAGCGGGAAAACGGCATCTATGATTTGAAGCTTGCCGATATTTACGTTGCCGCCGGGACTATCAGCATCACACAGGCGAACATCACCGACACGCGTATGAATAAAACTGCATGCGGCTGGGTTACTGCAACCGTTACGGAAATGGATTTTACACAAATCCAGATGCAGTTTAACGCCTTCTTTGCTGAGTATAAACCCCGGATAGAGGCAGATTACAACGCCTATGTGCAGGATATTATAGTATTTCATAATCACTTTCAAAATGATGTAACCGTGCAATATGATGATTTTTTAAGTTTTGTAAATCTCTACAAACAGTACGTTATATCACAGTACAACGCTTTTATCGCCTTCCTTAACGACCATAGAGCGGATAGCACGGATGCCTATAACGATTTGCTTTCATGGTTTAACGGTTTCAAGGTAAATAGTGAAGCTGAGTTTCGAGCATGGTTTGACCTGATAAAAGGCATTTTAGGGGAGGATGAAGCCGGAAACCTTCTTTTGATGATTCAGGCGATACAGGCACGACTACCGGCGGTGATTATCGGGACGATTGAACACGGGCTTGATACTTACCCGCTTTGCACACTTTATCGCGTCCCGTATGCTTACGGTATCGGCGGATACGGGGCCGGAGTGTACGGCGGCGGGGATTTGGAAACCATACCGGCGGAATATTCGCTTGATGGCATCCGGGCCGCTACCACAAAGACTATCGCGGCCTATGACGGATTTACCAACATACAGGAAATAGGCCCGGATATTTACAGCTTTTACAGCGCAAACCCGGATAAAACAGATAGTTTAATTTTAATGCTTAGATAGGGGGATATTTACAATGCTTAACATACCAGCAAAAGGAACGCAAAACTATGAAGGCCCGCTTAACGAAAACTTCAAGACGCTGGAGGATAAGCTACAATACAAGGCGCTTTGTACCTATGACAGCGCCGGTAATGTGTTTACCCTAACACTGGAGAACATACCCGCCGCCGTAAAAGACCAGCTACCGCTAGGATTGCCGGATAAATTCACGGTGGTAACGCAATTCCCCGTTGATTATGAGGAAAACGCCATAATCAGGATAGGCGAAACGGATTTTACCACAAAATACGCGGCGTTTGAGGCCGGGGACACCATCGCGGTAAGCTTCAATTTGCCGGAAAAGGTTTGTTTTTTCAGCGCGGGAGCCGTAGAGCCGCCGCCCGTGCCAGCCGCCGTTGAGTACCCCGCCGCTTTCATCCGGGAGCCGCGTTATATCAAGGCCACCGGCAATACGGGATTGACGATTACCCCACCTTGTGTCTTTACCTTGCCAAGCGGGACGGTATGCAAGATAAACCAGCCTGTTACCCTAAGCACGGCAAGCCTTGACACCGGGAGCGCCTTTACATATGGCAATGATTATTATGTTTATATCCATGATGCCGGGGCGCTTGTACCTGATATAAAATTCGTTATTTCACTGAACCCCAACGCGCCGGGCGGGGCCAGCGTCCTAAATTCCCGCAAAATAGGCGGTTTCCATTACGGCGAAGTGCGTAACGTAAACGCTAACGGCGAAGAAATCAACAGTAGCGGGGCGGTACGCGGTTCCGGCTGGGAAGGTAACACAAAAACCGCCATTGTACCTAATTCCGTATGGACGGAACAGCACCGGCCCATATGTACGCCAGAAGGTATGGTTTTTGTAACGTCCGGGTTTTGGAGTGATATATACCTTGCCAGCATGGACGCGAACGGCAAGCCGGTAAGCGTGTATAACCAGCTACCCACAACCGGAACAGAGGGTTTCAACTGGTATACATGGGTAGAAAGGGCTGTAAGAGCCGGGAAGCGCCTCCTCTCTTACGATGAATTTATAGCCCTTGCCGCCGGTTCCCCACAAGGCAACGATGCCAACAATACCAACGCATGGAGCGCCACCACAAACACGGCCCGCAACCGGACGGGGCTTGTCAAAAACGCGGTTTCTAACGTGGGGGTAAGGGATGCCGCCGGTAACGTCTATAAATGGCTTGCCGAACTGATAACGCGATACGATACGGGAACCGGTGTAAGCGCGATAGGCGCGTGGGCGTGGAAGGATGCATTCCCCGGATACGGAAAGGCATACATGAACGCGGATACACAGTTATCTGCCCTGATTGCTGGCGGCTACTGGGTCAATGGCGTTAATGCTGGCCCGCGCGCGGTGACTTGCAACAACTTCCCGTGGGTTGTCAACACTTACATCGGCGCGGTGCTGGGCTGTGACGCTCAGCAATCGGGTAACTGAATATCTGTATAGGGCGGCGAAAGCCGCCCGCGTAGGGAAGGCTAACGATGCAAGATTTAGTATTATCCCAAAAAATCTATGATTTCCTGCTATATATTTACCCGGTGATAGAGCGATACCCAAAGCATGAAAAGTTTGTTTTGCAGACACAAACAAAAAATTGTGTTCTGGATTTGTCCCGGCAAGTCACGAAGGCCAATAGAAGCACCACGGCAAAGAAAAGCTTGCTTTATGAGGCGGACGCGATATTACAGCAATTAAAAACCCTTATCCGGCTTGCCGCCGATTTGAAGTATTTAAGCCTCCACCGGTATGAGGTAATAAGCGGGAAATTAAAAGAAATAGGCAGTTTGCTGGGCGGGTTGATTAAATTCGCACAGGGTAAATAATTCCCGTGGGTGTGTCGTTTATCATTCTGCCCTGATTGCTGGCGGCAACTGGAACAATGGCGTTAATGCTGGCCCGCGCACGGTGAATTGCAACAACTACCCGTGGAATGTCAACACGAACATCGGCGCGGTGCTGGGCTGTGACTTGGATAAATGGGCTGTGACTGTCCGCGTCAAGGCGCGGCGGCAAAGGACTATGTAGTATCTAATAGTCAGAATGGCAGACCCGTCTTAACTGCTTAGTTAGGCAAACATAAAAAGGGATGCTACTGGCTAGTAGCGACAGCGAAAGGCAGGGGTAGTAACGGTGAAAAGGTACGGGAACCTTTACCCTCAGATTTACGATTTTAGCAATCTGGAACTTTCCTATAAAAAGGCCCGCCGGTGCAAGCGCTTTAGGGCTGAGGTTTTAAGGTTCACGGAACGCAAGGAAGAAAACCTTATTGATATACAAAATCATTTGATATGGAAATCATACAGGCCGGGCGAATACCGCAAATTTACGGTAACGGAACCCAAAGAACGTCAGATAATGGCATTGCCTTTCCGTGACAGGGTAATGCAACACGCGGTAAATAACATCATAGAGCCGCTTTTTGATAAATCGTTTATATATCATACATACGCTTGCAGGAAGGATAAAGGGGCGCACAAGGCAAGCGATGCCCTCACCGGCTGGCTATATGAGTACCACGCCGCCGGTAAGCGGGCTTACTGCCTGAAAGCGGACATATCAAAGTATTTCCAAAGCATCCACCACGGGACGCTAAAGTGGATTATCCGAAAGCGCATTAAATGCCCTGATACCCTATGGATACTTGACATGATTATTGATAATAGCGAGTGTGACACCGGGCGCGGTATCCCCGTGGGGAATCTATCTTCACAGCTTTTTGCGAATATCTACTTAAGCGAGTTAGACCGGTTTGTTAAGCACAAATTGCGGATTCATCACTATATGCGCTACATGGATGATTTTATTATCCTTTCGGACGATAAACAGGCGCTACACGGCGTATTATCCGAAATCCACGATTTCCTAGAAGATGAACTTCATTTAAAACTTAACCCGAAAACCGATATTTTCCCCGTTAAAAACGGCGTGGATTTCGTGGGATACCGGCATTATCATTCACATAAAAAGGTTAGGAAATCCAGCATAAAGCGCATGAATAAAAGGGTCAAACAGTTTAAGGAGGGCAAGATGCCGCGCGAACGGTTCATAGCGACGCTTGTTAGCTGGCTGGGCCACATAACCCACGCGGATACATGGCATTTGCGCGAAAAAACATTAAATAAGATAGGGGAGTTTTAACAATGATTAAGTATTATGTACAGACAGACGAAAGCGGCGCTATCATCGCCCATAGTAGTGATATGGCCCTTGCCCCGGATGCGATAGAGGCGGGCGGCTGGAAATCTATACCGGATTGCATCGAAGGCGAGATTATCCGGGACGGTGTACCCCTTTTTAAGCTAAAGAGCGGCAAGCCTGTAACCCGCACGGCGGCGGAAATCAACGCCGGGATGCTGGAAATCGTGGTTAAACCCCTGATAGCCTCCAAAATAGAGGAATCAAAAGCCGCGCTTGCCGCCTTCCTTGCTGCAAACCCGCTTATATCCACGGCCCACGGCGGAAAACCGGCGGCGTACAGCGTCATAAACGAAAAGCAGACCTTACTTACAAGCACTATCCTAATGGCACAGGGTGCGGAACTGGCCGGTATCCCGTTCCCTATCGAATGGAACGCCACCGGGCAACCTTGTGAGCCGTGGACTTTTGAAGAACTGAAACAGCTTGCCTTTGAAATCGCCGGTTATGTAAGGCCCTTTGTATCTCAGCAAAGGAACTTAGAAGTAGCGCTTAAAGAGTGCGTAACGGTAGAGGCGGTAGAGGCCATAGAAATTGACTATACCGTTATTCTGGAAGCCATGAAGGGATGAAAAAAATAAATAGATGGCTTTTGCTATGGTTCCTTTTAGGGGAACAGTATTTTGTAATAGAGGCGGTTTACCGCTTCATATTCAAGAACGGGGAACGCGCACATATAGCAATGCTGGCCGTAGGGGGCCTTTGTTGCGTGGCTGTGGGCGCCGTAAATCAGATACCACGCTTTTACAATGCCCGGATATGGAAACAAGCGGCCATAGGCACGGTGGTAACGCTGATAATTGAATTCATCGCCGGGCTTATCCTTAATATCTGGCTGGGGATGGCTATATGGGATTACACCGGCTTACCGGGGAACATCGCCGGGCAAATCTCCATACCGTTTGCGGCGGCGTGGTTTGCGCTCATGCCGCTTGCTATATGGCTGGAGGATACGGCGCGGTTCAAGCTATGGGGAGAGGGCCGGCCGTACACGCTCAAAAGTATCTACCGGGACTTAGTAACCGGCAAATAAAAAACTGGAGGTTATCAAAATGAATGAATTAGCAATGATGATTAAGGCCGGAATCGCCGCCGCCGGTGGTTATGTCGTTTATTGGCTGGGGGGCCTTGATCAGCTTTTAACCACCCTTATCGCTATGGTGGTACTGGACTACCTTACCGGCCTGTTATCCGCGTGGCACAATAAAGTATTATCAAGCCGCGTAGGATTTCAGGGCATCGCTAAAAAGGTAATGACGCTGGCTATAATTGCGCTGGCTTACACGGTGGAAGGGCTGGCCGGTGTGCCGTTGCGTGAAATTACTATCATGTTCTTTATCGTGAATGAGGCACTTTCTATTCTGGAGAACGCCGCAAAAACGGGCTTACCAATACCCCAAAAGCTACAAGGAGTATTGAAGCAATTAAAGGGAAAGGATGAATAGGCATGACAAGAGTATTTATCGGTGTAGGCCACGGCGGGAAAGACCCCGGCGCAATCGGCAACGGTTTACGGGAAAGTGACGTAAATCTTGTAATGGCCGTGATGATGAAGGTGGAATTGGAGCGGCACGGCGTAATTGTGGGGATTTCCCGGACGGGTGACGAGAATGACCCATTAACGGAAGAAATCGCGGAGGCTATCGCCTTCAAGCCTGATATAGCCGTGGGGTGCCACAACAACGCGGGCGGCGGCAAAGGCTTTGAGGCATACCGGCAGACCGGTACATATTCCGCCGCCTCTATCAAACTGGCCTCCTATATCGAAAAGCACGTTATAGAAATGGGCCAGAATAGCCGGGGAGTAAAAACAAAGGTACAGGCCAACGGAACGGACTACTTCGGATGGTTGCGCCAAAACCCGTTCCCGTCCGTGCTATGTGAGGGCGCTTTTGTGGACAATGCCGCCGATGCCGCCATGATTAACACCACGGCAAAACAACAGGCGTTTGGTGCGGCATACGCTAAAGGGGTATTAGAATACTTTAATATCCCGTGGAGGCCCGTATGGGACGAAAACGAAGCCGCCAGCGTCATATACGGGGTTATGAAACAAGTTATAGCCCTGAGTGACGCGGACAAGGCGAAAGAATACGCCGCCGCGATGAATAAACAGGAGTCGGACGCTTACTGGTTTATCATGGGGAAAGAAAGGTAACGGCCAGCGCCGCCGACACAAGAAGGACATAGAGCCGCCGGGTAGAGAATGCTCGGCGGTTTTGACTGACCTTTACTTGAATATTTACTTGAATATTTCGCCAATAAACACAAATTGACGCAAAGATTCACGCACAAGATCGGAAATTAAGCATAAGAAAAACCGCTTAAACATACTGTTTTAGCGGTTTTCCTGTTGGTCGAGGTGACAGGATTTGAACCTGCGGCTTCTACGTCCCGAACGTAGCGCTCTACCAAGCTGAGCCACACCTCGAAAGCATAAAAAGGATACCATAAATAAAGCTCGTTGTCAATATCGTCAGCAGCACGCCCAAAATAAAACTGCCATAAATTCCCCATTTCATGGCAGTTCTTCACGTCGCTTCGCGATGGTGTGAACTTATATAGTCAATGGACTATATCACGCCGACGGTTTGTTGCGCAGCTTCTTTTTCTCCGGGGA